ATCCACGACCCCAGAAAATAGAATTACCCTTCTGCATTTCCATGTGTCTCCAGAACTTAATCTCAGCACGAGAAATCCATTTAGAGTCATTAACTTTAATTACTTCACCAGTTTGGTTATCTACTTCTGCTTGTTCAAATACAAGTACTCTATCATCAGCATAACCAGTTACTTTATGAGACAAACGAATCATATCAGGAAGCTGATCCTTCAATTCAATCATTTGTTCAAAATGTAATCCAGCTGATTGAGAAGCTTGTTCAGAGTATGCGCTCGATACACTTACATATTCAGAACCTGCACGCATCAAATATTGTGGATAAAAATCCTGTGCATTATCTGTTACTAATTGTACTGTATATACCCATCCGCCAGATTCTTGGTAAGGTGCAATTTGTTGTGAAATACGAACAAAATTCTTTTTATCAGTAGTAAGAATTTCTCCTGGAGAAAACCAATCCTGATCTAATTTAATTTTAAAATAAGTACGATCATATCCTGGTTTATTTGTAGAACCTTCTAAGTTTTCAAGAAGGATAGCAGGACGAGGACGAATAGCTTGTTTCCATGACCAACTATCTGAAGTTCCATCAAGTTCACGTACTTTCATACGACCTGCCGTTAATTCGCGAATAGGATCATTAGGATACTGCATAAAGCCAAATGCCATTTGCAGAGCATCATCAAACATTTGAGGATTTTGATCTGAAAATGTAGAAAGGTGGTTAGTATCCACCATGTTACTCATACGCTTTCCTTCGCGTACTACCAACTTATTTGAGGTATTTGTATAAGCCATTTTTTTGTTAATTTGTTAGTTACTTGTTAGTTAATATTTATTACTTTTAATTATATTTATTTTAATAGATTCTGTTTATTAGATAGCAGAGAACTCCAAAGTTCATCTTTTTGTTTTCTAGAAGCTTCTTGTCTTTCTTCTTCTTCAGTTGAAATTCCAGAAGACTTAACTCTTGAATTTTCAGATGAAACTTTCTTAAGATTTTTAACTAAATTGGTTACAGTTTCTTTTTCTTTTTGTTTAGAAACTGAAGACAAATCATAGTTTAAGAATTTTAAAGCTTTGTCAGTTAACCAATTTTCTACAGATGATTTAGAATCATCTACCCATGATTTAGGGACTAATCTACCGTTTACTAATTCAGTAGGTTTAAAAAGATAATCTTCAAATTTCTTTTTAATTCTAGCATCTTTAATATTCAGGATGCCTTTTATAGACTCATTTTTATTTATAAAATCCTTAATATTGTGCTCTGCTTCCTGTCTCTCTTGTTGTATTCTAGCTACTCTTACCTTCTCTTGTTCTTGAAATTGTGTTCTATTCCTTTCATTTAACTGAGAAAGCACTTCATAAGCATCTTTAGCCTCTTCTTCTAATGTAGCTAAATCATCATATCTTTTTATTTTCTGTTGTATCTTATCATCAGATAAAGATGTAGTCTGTCTAAGATATTGAGTCAAAATATATATTTGACTATTCTTATCTTCTATATTAATATTTTGTAAAGGATTAGAATACACTTCTACAAAATTATTAATATCTCCACCATCTTTAATATAGTTAAACAAATTTAAAGCTAAGTCAGCTTGAGGATGTCCTTCAAAATAACTTAATACTTTTTCATCTGCTTTTTTATCTACTGTTTTTTCAAATCCTTTTATAAAAGATTCTTCAGATCCATCAAATTCTTCATTCTCTTCAAGGTTATATAATCCCTTTTGAGCAAATTCTTTTGCTAAAACTGAGAAAGTTGTTTCTTTATTATCATCTTCCTCATTCTGGATATTTTCTTTACTCTCTGTATTCTGAGCAGATTCAGTATTGTTTTTTTCAGCATTAACAATAACTTCTTTATTGTTATCATTTTGAATATCTTTATCTTCTTTCTGTTTCTTTTTCTCTTGTTCATCAAAAGCTGCATCTATATCTTTATTAGATATAAATTTATCTTTATTTTCTTTAGATTCAGTACTATTTAATAAATCTTTTGACTGAGTTTTGAAACTTTCTGGAAGACTGTATAACTGTTCCATTTTATAATCTTTTTTATTTAATTGATACCTATAGTAAATATACTAAAAATAATAACAATAATTAACTATTTTTTCTTATTGATTCACAGACTATTATATAACTAATTGATTATCAACGAGAAAAAATTTAAATCTATTTATTATTTTTCTTTGATTTTTGTGCTTTTATTTTTAATCGATCTATAACTTCTTTAGACTTTAACTGCTTTTGTTTAAAAGCCAAATCTTTATTTTGCATCTTTTCTTGATTTTTTGACTGATGGTCAATAGCTTGTATCTTTTTATTTTCTAATTCTATTTTTTTATTCATATTATCTTTTTTAGATTTCAATTCTTCTTGCTTAAGAGCATGAGACCTCATATCTTTTTGTTCATCTTTAGATATTTTTAAATTCTGCAAAGCAAGTTTAGAAGTCTCTAAGAAATCAGGCTCTCCATTATTATTTAGATCCACTCCAGCTTGTATCGCTGCACTTGCTTCTACTTTCAATTCATTTATATATATATCTTTTTCACGATCTTTTTGATTTTCATTAGACTGCCATTGTTGCTGTTGCAGCATCATTTGTTTTTTGTCTTCAAGGGCTTGTTGTTCTAACTGCTGTTTTTGCTGTGCTAGTTGATTACTAAGATCTTTTATAGATTGTAATTTTTCTTTTATAACAGAAATAGAATCTTCTGTCATTATATCTACTACATCTACTAAAGGAGTTCCACTTTGTATTGCAGGAGCAGCAAGTTGTCTCAAAGTCTGAAGTTGTTCTTGATCTTTAGCTGAATCTGTAATATATACATTTAAATCTGAAAATGTAAATTTTTCTCCATCTATTTTAATAAAAGCAAGACTCATATCATCCATAAAGAAAGTCTCTTCTACAGACTTCATACCATATATATTTTTAGCTTCTTCTAAAAGATTAGTCAAGGCTCTTGCTTTTATATTATCATGTAGTCTAAAAATATCTTCAGTCTGATTGTATGATCTTGTTAAAGCTGCATTAGTAGCAGTTGCAGTTTCTTGAGAAGTTACACTTCCTAATCTTTGAGGAGTGAATCCTGCTTGCTGCCAACACTTAATTTCTAATATATTTAATAAATCTACTTTGATCTGAATAGATTGACCTAATGTAGCTGATATATTTGTAAATTGATTAAAATGACTACTTGCTGCTTGTGTAGGATCTATCATAACTATTTTCATTTTCTTTACCCAGTATAGCCATTTTTCAAAATCCCAACCTTGTTGTGTCGGCACTTGTGTAACATCCATCAAAAGAAGTTGTCCTAATTCACTGTTAAAGTCTTCTTCTAATTTATCTAATATAATATTATATAAAGATTGATGAGGTTTCATCTCATCCACACATGAAGTAGGTCTTGAATTTCTAGAATTATATACTCCTCCTGTATAACCTAGCTTACAGTTAAATAACTTATTCATAGATCTGTTTTGATTAGCTTTTGGCTGAATCTTAACATATATATTTTGACCTATCTTAGTGCCCTCCCAAACCTCATTAATCCAAAAATAATCTATCTCCCAACCTAATTCTTTTTGTTGCTTAGACAGTTTAAAACTTCCATCTAATATGGTTTTTTGAGGAGAACCATCTTGATCTATATAAGTTATCTCTGCTAATTTTCTTCTACTCATCCATTCTCCATGAATTACTAATATGTGATTTCTATACCCATATTGATTGTTATAATTATATTGATTTCCAGAAGGAGTGAATTCAAATATTCTATAGTCTGGACTTATGGGATATTTAGAATCATTAGATCCTCCATATAGGTATGGGTATCCTTGTTCTGTGTATGCTTCTATAGTAGAGTTATTTACTTGTTGTGTAGTTCCTCCATTTCTGTCATATGTCTCTATTGCTTTCACCTGATCATCTGATAGAAAATCTCTATATCTATCTATTATCTGAGACTTTGTCATATATTCTCCACGTGTTACCCAATCAGCTTGATCAATATAGTCTAACTGATCTGTTTTATCATAAACTATAGATATAGGGTTTACTGTTTCTAATACTGGAGTATCATTAATTGTTCCTATCCAATAATATTCTTCTGCACATATAGTCGCATCTTTCCATCCTTTAGAAAACTTTTCTTTAAGCAACAACTGTTTCATAAGTTTATTTAATATACTATTTGCTGCTTTTTCTACAGTTGTAGAATATTTTCTTTTCATAAATATCTCTATCTCTGGAGGAGTCATAGATTGCGCTGCCTCTTCTCCTTCTTTAGAATTAGGGTCTAAACCTTTTTCTTTAAGACTTTCATTTATTTTATTCTGAATGTTACTCACTACATACTGCTGTAGTAATTCTGATTTGTATCTAAGATATTCATTTTTATTTTCTTCATCTTCTGCTTTTGCTTTAAAAACAAAAGGTCTCTTAGTTTCTTCTCCCCATAAATCTTTAAGAGGTAAGTTTAAAATAGGATAATGTTTAATAGGTTTATTGAGTTCACCTAAATCCATTCCCTCTGTAAAAGAATTTATAGAATTATATAATTCTGGAACAAATTCGCCGTTTACTAATTTATAATTTACAATTTTTTCCCTGCGCCTCATAGAATTACTTAACCACATAGTAGATAAAAAATCCATGCATTCATGTTGCCAATCATCTGTATTTTTTACAGATTGATCTACTGTTTGAATAGGTAAATAATATTTACTAGAGCCACTTTGTCTAGGATTAGACATTCCTGGGAAAACATCAACTAAAGCCATTATAATAAAATTTATTATTAATTATTCTTGTTATATTAACATCTTTATTAATATAAGAAATTTATTTATATATTCCTAGGAATTAACCTATTATTTTTCATAAACCTTCCAAATTGTTTATATTTATTCAGATTCTTCATAGCATAATTAGCAGCTGCTGCTAAAGGGGAATTTGTATTATTAACTTCACTTATCTTATACTTAAATAAAGCTTCTTCGTACAAAAGACATCCTTTAAATGCTACTAATCTATCAAAGTTATCTTCATTATTATAATGAATCATTTCACGCAATAAACCTTTGTCTTTTATTCTTTCTAGTCCTAATATTTCTTTTTTAACTGTTATACCATCATCAGCATATTCAAATCCTATAGGCTCTGTAAGATATTTAATAACCAGGTCATCAGCATGAAGACTTACTTCTCTTGTAGGATGATATCCGAATTGTCTTTTAACTACAGAATTTGGATTATAACCTTTAATTTCATCCATCTGGTGCTGAAGAATATACTCTTTATTTTTATTTCTTATATGATTTATTACTCCAAGGTTAGCAGATTCTACTAGTAATTTAGCATTATAATAGTCACATAAATTTATAGCAATATCATACATAGCATCTATATTTTCAGATCTGCCATTATAATTAGCTACTATTTTTCTATTATACACATCATCTATATGGCCAGAAGGTCTTTTGTAGATATATAAAGAATATATAGAAGAAGAAGTAGGAGCATTAGGCTGGTCTACACTATCTAGTGATGCTATATATAACCCATTTGTTTTTTCTGGTTTAGGTGCTTCATATATCCATATAGTGCCTTCTATTCCCTCATCAGTCTGTGATACAGGATAATTTTCATATGGTATAGCATTATGAAGTATTTCTGGTCTTACTACTCCTTTATCAATATGAAGTTTTAGTCCATATCCCTCATTATAGGAATCTAAAGTTTCTAATTTAGATAGGTGTCTTTGAAGTGCTTCTACTGGATATTTATTAACACTTTTACTTAAAAAAGCTTCTTGAGGCTTTATAGGATGCTGCGAGATATATGTTAAATACTGCCTTAAAGATTTTTTCTTTTCTTTTATTCTATTTTTTTCTATATACTTTTTCGCAGAATCTATATCAGAATTACCATTATCATCTATATAAGGCTTCATACACATATACTCTGGAACAAAGTAACTAGATTTTTTACCTCTTGATATGTCTAAATCATCCCATATATTATCATATTCATTAAATCCATGGATATCTGGGTGATAAAAAATATCTTTAAGTCCTTTGGATTTATCAAGATCTCCAACTGATCCATAAACAATGATCAATCCTGTGATAATATCTCCATCTTGAGTAGCAGGTTTCATGAATTCCAAAACATCTAAAAGATTAGGAAACACTCCACCTTCTTCTATACAGAACAAATCTATAGCTCCTCCTACTCCTGATTCTGCTCTATCTTTAAAAGTTATATTATGAAGTTCTGATAAAAATCCTCCTTCTACATTCCTTCCATCTACCAATTCTTTATACGCCATTCTTATCTCATCCGATGTGTCTGGATTTCTTTCTTTATAGAAGTCAGTATATCTATTTATATGATTTAAATAATCTTTAATCATCACCCATGACTTATCAGCGTACTTTGCAAAGTACGAGCCTATATAATTCATAGATTTTCTATAAAAGTGTAAATTGTGAATTAATGGAACAGCATTTTTTAGAGAGAATCCTCTTTGACGAGCTTTAAGTGCACATAGATGTTTATTATTATTTTTACAATAATCTATCTGCTTAAACCAATCTGCATCAAGATCCCAGAAATCTGGAAAGGTAAATTTCTTTTTAGCCTTATTATATATAGGACAATAGTTTAGATAAGTATAGTGTAAACCTGAAATAGTATTTCCATTTATAGTCATACCATTTTTCATCCTATCTTCTTCTTGATCCCAAAATTGTTTATAAGCATAAGTTCCATCATAGTAAGGACAGTAAGAACCTTTTTTTCCAGACTCTTCTTCTTTAAGAAATCTTAAAGCAGCTTCTCTAAAACCATCAGTATCAGTCCACAAAGACTTACCTGACAGTCCATTATACTTATAATACATCTCTCTCTCTTATTTTACCTAGTAGCGGAGGCAGGAATCGAACCTGCTGCCTTGGGGTAATGAACCCCACGAGCTGCCAATGCTCTACTCCGCGATATGTTTTAACTAATCTACTTTACACATTATATTAGATATAAAAGCATTATGATATTCTTTAGTCTTTACAGTCAATGCTTTGCTCACACTATGAGGAAAAGGAGTTAATGATTTAAATAAAGAATTATTATTTAGTGCACCTATTATGACATCAGAATCACATAAATCTCCAACAGCTACATACCCTCTATTCTGTGTCATTACTTCTTGATCTTTAGTGCACACTAAATAAAAACCATTATATAAATTAAGTTCATATAATCTTATGTCTTTATCTTTACTGAATACTACACTTATTCGCTCCACTTCATCTATTACCTCTGAGAGATTTTCGCTATTATAACAAGGTATATCTCCAGTATAGTCAAAAGCATCTAGAAGTTTCATCCTTCTGTTGCAAGTATTTATATACATCTCTTCCCAAAACATATTAATAAGTTTTTTTAAAATTTAATTATCCTATCCATCCAACGAATAATTCCCCATATTCATACCTAACTACAATAGTTCTTGAAAAATAATCAGATACTTCCTTTTGTTTATTATTTTTATTCTCCCAATCGATTTTAGTATTACTTAGAAAATCCTCCAACTCATCAGTAGATGAATTGATCTTTTTAAGTACTTCAATAATATCTTCTTTATATTTTAATTTATCTATTAACATATTAAACTAAGATTCTCTGTTTCCTCTTCTTGATGATCCTTTTTTCTTTCCTTCAGCTGCTGCTTTTTTAGACACTTCTAATTTTAAACTTTCAAAAGATGCTAAAGTTTTAGGTAAATTTTCCAGAGCTTTAATTATAGATTGAGTGTTTCCATTAGCTCCATCTCTTATAGGAGCAGATCCTAACCATTTTGCTAAAGAGAATAGTCTTTCTCTCGCTGCTTCTAAAAGATAATGTTCTGGAACTTTTACCAACTCATTGTATTTATCTACAGCTTTAAGTATTAACTTATCTTTAGCATTGAACTCTTTATCTTTTATAAAATCTTTTATAACTTGTTTTTCTTTTATTTCTGAAGGATAATTGTTATAAGGACTTTCTGGATCACACATATAATATATGTACTCAAATATAGAATAAGACTTTGATTTATCTTTTGTCTTATCTTCTTCATGAATACTTTTAAATTCTGGTATATTTAATATATCAGGAGATATTTGTATTCTTTGATTTCCATCTAGCTCAAACATCGCTTATATTTTATTTGCCTAACCAGAACCCTTTTGTACAAGAACATTTCTTACAGTATGATTTTGCTATAAGATTACATCCACATTCTTTACAGTAAGCAAACAGTTTTATTCTTTTTGTTTTAGAAAAAGGTATCTTTATATTTATAAGATATTTTTGACACTTGCAAACTTCTTTTATTATTAACATTCTTTCTTTACTTAAATTTTTTTCCTCTTTTGTATGAAAGATAGTTTTATAATAACCTTCTATAATTTCACTTATCTTTCTTTTTATATTGCCCAATTTCATATTGTAAATCATTTAATTTATTTTCTGCTATTTCTGCTTTTCTAAACTCTTTTAAAGTCTCATAAGTATATTTTTTATTACGATGTCTTCTACCTTTATTAGCAACATTGTCAATTCTCAACGCTCTTCCTAATCCTTTTATTTTAAAATCTGCGTCTTTTGCAGCTAGTTTTATTGCCCAGTTCCAATAATCGGTATATATTTTTTTAGTAATAACTTTCCCTATATTAAGGTCATCTGCAACTTCTTCTGCAAATTCTTCCCAACTTTTAAGAGGCAACTTCTGAAGTATCAGCTGGTATTTGGCTATGTGTGATTTTCTCCGAAGTCTCTTTAGTTGTGTTGATTCCTCTTGTTGATTCATCTTCTATAATTATTGTAAATTGAATATTATATCTATCTATATTTTTATTAATAGGAAATTCTAAATCTGGATTCATTATGTACTCTCCAGAATCCAACTTAATTATTAGTTTTTTACGTTTAAGCTTTCCTTTATAATTATTAACTTGTGGAAGAGATATATTTAACACTTTAGCTATCTTCAGACTATCCCATTTATATACATTATTTCTTACTGAATTCAAGATATTAAGTTCTAACTCAGACAAGTGAACAGATGAACCTCTGAATAACTTAGCTATATATATCTTGTATACATTCTCCAGCTTTGTTCTTATTACAATATTCTTATTTAATTCTTTTTTATTAACACTATTTTCTTCCATAATTATTACTATTGTTTTATAACTTTATTATTACTAATACCCTATTTTTCTATTGTGTGTTTTAACGTGAAATACTTCTTCACGTATCTTATCATACGAACCAATTATTTCAATAAATTCATTGTTATTTTCTATTTTAAGCAAACATCTGTCATCTAGTATGTTAAGATTATTATCTCTTGCTTGCTTTACTCCCTGAATCAAACCTTTACTTATTTCCATTTTAGTATAGACTTGAATAAGTTCACCAGTAGTATTCTTCTTAGTTGGCATTCCCTGGTAGTTCTCTACCATAACAAACTCATAAGAATTAGATCTGGTACTTTTAACTATTTGCGGTATTGTCTGCCTTCTTTCTAATCTTTTCATTTTTTCTATCTTTTAATGCTTGAAGAGCATCTCTTAAATTATTAATAACTTTTCTATTATTCAGATTAGGTCTATTCCGATTGAGTGCAAGGACTCTTGATATTAGTACATGAAGTACTTCTTCTGTAGTAGTCCCATCTTCTATCTTACCTTTTGCATCTTTAGTAATAAACTTTAGCAACTGAAATCTTTCTTTATCTTCATAGTTACGAAGTTTATACTCTACACCTTCATTTATTATTTCCATCTTTATTAATTATTATTATTATTTTATGATTACTTTTATATTCTCAGGTATTTTTTGAATGACTTTCTCATTTATTATTTTTTCAAAATTATCAAAATCTTCATATGGTATTCTTATTAGATTTATCTTTTTTACTTTACAATACTCATCTTTGATAGTATCTTTAGCCATTCTTTTTAAATACTTTGTTTTATCTTTACCATCAAACTCTTTAACATATTTAGAATGTTGTGGGCCATCTGTTTCTATTATAATATTTTTCTCATATAACCAAAAATCAAACATCAACTCTTGTCCTGTATAAGGATTCTTGCAATCTGAAAACCTCGCATTGTACAAAAATTTAATATCATTATCTTTGAGATACTTAGAAACTTTTATCTCTATTCCAGATCTTTTATTTTCTTTATAGTAAAATTTTTTCTTTTTAAACATAACTTATCCCTAGAGGTTAGGTTTGTTAACCAATTTTTAATTTCAAAAATCTACTTTGATATGTGCCGTACACTAGACCTATGAATTGAATCAAACCATTGGGTGATATTCTTATTGTCATAAAAATATACTGTTGTTCTTATAACCCTCAATTCCCACATTCTTATTGTAAGATTTTCATTTTCAGATACTAGAGGAGAAACTAATTTCGCTATGACAAAGTTTAATATTAAAAATAAAACTTTCAAGTTACTTTCTCAAACCCTCTGTCTATCCCACTACTTATCGTATTCTCAGATCCTCATGGGTACACTTATTGGATTAATAAGGTATCTAATGTAAAGATAACTAATTAATTTGATTAATCCAAATTTATTTTAATAAAAATACAGTAACAAAAATATTGAAAAATATAACTGCTTGATTATCAACTATTAAAATTTTTAAAATTTTTTTTAAAAT